GTAGCAACCTCCAGTAACATCTTCCTACCCGCAGTAGCTGTCCTCTGTATCTTAGCACTTCTTCATGTCCCTTTCTTTCAGCCTAATCGTGTTCGCCGTAGGTGTTGCCGTTTCTATTGGTGTGCTGACCCTCACCACCCAACAGTCTAGCAGCTACTGCTTGATTCTTGTTGACGGGGCAAAAGCCGTCGTTGAGGGCTGCCACCTTAGACAAGACATCCCCGCCATCCTAAGTGAACTTAAGCCCGCCTCCTCACCTTTCAACCCTCTTTTCTGTAGTTAGGTTTCCTCTGGTTTCAATAATTCCATTCTTCGCTTCTCTTTCCAAGTTTACTGTTCCAGTCCTTAGTTCCTAGCTTAGATGTCAGAATCCAAAGCAGAGACGCCTAGCAAATCAGCTGAGAAGGGTGTAGCAAGTCCGAGCACCAGTGCACCCCCTAGCAGCACCACACCAACAGCCCAAGCCAAACAAATACTACCGCCTGTAGCAACCACTGCTAGACCCATGGCATCACGCCTGCCCAGGACCATTGCGGCTGAGGGTGGTGGAACTGAAAAGAAGCAATCCCATCTTGCGGAGGACCGCATCGCCCAATACCTCCCAAAACAGGATGCGGTCGACCACAGCAATCTCGCTGCACTCCTCCAACCTTTCACAGAGGCAAGCTATGAACGCGAGTTCGATGTTAAGGTCAACGGCATTGCCAGCAAGGCCGAACTCACGGCGGTGGCCGAGACATGGGCTTCAAGACTCAACGTGCCAAAAGAAAACTCAGCCGTCCTCGCTCAGGAGATAGCCATACACTGCTACCACAATGGCTCATCTGAACAGACCGACTTCAACCTCAAGAGCAGCCAGGTTGCAGGACTGAATCTTGAAGCTGCTGTGGGCGTAATTAAAGAGATCCTCACACTAAGACAGTTTGCAGCGTACTATGCGACCTTTGTCTGGAACTGGGGCATTAAGAATGAAATACCACCAGCCAACTGGGTGTCCAAGGGATACACTGATGAGACGAAATACGCCGCCTTTGACACCTTCAGCTATGTAGGTTCACCCCTTGGGCTCAGGATCACACCAACAAGGAAACCAACCAACAACGAGTATATGGCTGCCAGCGTGAATGCCAGGGAGAAAATCATCCAATCCAGGGGGAAGGGCATGGTCACCAACAGCCCCATGTTTAGCGATGGCACCACCCACCAGGGAATACCGCTGCACCCCAAATTACCACTCAGCTAGGTACCAAATGTCTTCCCTCCTTGGACTCTGCAAAGGAGGTGTGGGCCCACAACCCCGCCCATGGTGTGAGAAAACCATGGTTTAGTTGTGGCACCACTGGATGTATCCAGTACGCCTGTTTTAGCGACCTAAATGCTAATAAGGACCGAGGGGAGGTACACCCTCGGTTTTGCCGTCA